GATCTATGCAAACAAGGCTTTCCTCAAGGAACAAGAAACTCTGGTTTATTTAATTTAGGAGTATATGCAAGAAAAGCATATCCAGATAAATGGGAAGAAAAGGTTGAAGAGTATAATAGAAAGTATATGTCCCCGCCTCTTCCTTCAGAAGAAGTAACTACAATTAAAAAATCACTAAGTAATAAAGAATATATTTATACCTGTAAAGACGAACCTATACACTCTCATTGTAATTCAGAATTATGTAAAACTAGAAAACATGGAATTGGTAATAGTTATATACCCCAAATAGGGAACCTAACTAAACAAGATAGCGAGCCACCTATATGGTTTTTAAGCGTAGAGGGTAAAAGGATTGAATTAGAAACGGATGATTTGCAAAACCAAACAAGGTTTCAAAAAGTATGTATGGATACTTTAAATACAATGCCATCAAAAATGGCTGCTAGAGATTGGATTATGTTAGTCCAGACTTTACTAGAGGAAGTTACTATCATCGAGGTTCCCGAAGAAGTTGGTTTAACAGGTCAGTTTAAAGATTTACTAGAGGACTTTTGCACCAACATAGGAGAGGCTTTAACCAGAGAAGAAATACTATTAGGTAAACCTTTTACAGAAAACGGCAAAACATATTTTAGACTAGGGGATTTACAGAACTATTTGCACAAACACAACTTTAGAAATTTTGGTAGAAATAAAATAGTTAGTTCATTAAAAGACTTGGGAGCAAAGTATACATCATTTATAATAAAAGACAGGTTTACTAGAGTTTGGGAAATACCAGAATTTAAAAAAGAAGACCCAATAGACACACCTGTATTAATTAAAAAGGAGGATCCATTTTAAAATGAATATAAATGAATTTAAAAACTCTTGTAGAAAACACAGAGAAACTGTAGATACACATCTACAAGAAATAGAAAAATTTTTAATTAAAGATAAAAAGATATTAGAAGAATTAAAGATAAATGAATGGAATAAAACAATTGATTTAGAACTCTTATATAGAGTCCACTATATATTTATGAAATGTTTATTAATGCATCACAAGCCAAAACAAGTAAAAAAGTATGAAAAAATTATTAAACTTATTGAAGACAAATTACGATGCGGCACATAATATTAGGTCCACCAGGGACTGGAAAAACTACAAAACTTTTATCTCTTGTTGATGAAAAGTTAAAAAAAGGAACACCTCCAAATAAAATAGGTTATTTTTCTTTTACCAGAAAAGCCACAGAAGAGGCTATGTCTAGGGCTATGAAAAAATTTGATTTTGAAAAGAAAGAACTTCCTTTCTTTCGAACCTTACATTCTATGGCATTTAGTCAATTAAGTCTACCTTTTGAATCATTAATGAAAAGCTATGAGTATAAAAAGTTTGGCATAGAGATAGGTATGCCATTAAATAATATATCAGAAGAAGACTCTACAGGTCTAGGGTTCTCCACAACTAACGAATTCTTAACACATATAAACATTGCAAGAGCTAAGACCGTTACTTTAAGAGAACAATGGGCTAGGAATGCTAAAAATATATCTTGGATCAAATTGGATTGGATGAATAGAAGTTATGAAAAATTTAAGAAAATCAACACTTTATACGACTATACTGATATGCTTTCTATGTTTGTAGAAAAAGCCCAAGCACCATCACTGGATTATTTGTTTATAGATGAGGCACAAGATTTAAGTGTCTTACAATGGCAGGCAGTAGAAAAGTTATCTAGAAACGCAAAAGAAACGTACATAGCAGGAGATGATGACCAAGCCATATTCAGATGGGCAGGAGCAGACGTAGAGTTTTTTATAAAGATGAACGGAGAAGTCCACGTATTAAAACAATCTCACAGAGTTCCTAAGAGTGTTCATCCTTTATCGATGAAAATAGTAAATAGAATAAGATCAAGAAGAAAAAAAGAATACCTACCAAGAGATTATGAAGGTTCGTTACATAGACACAGATACCCTATTATAGATATGTCAGAAGGAAACTGGCTCATACTTGCCACTACTAATTACATATTGGATAACATTGAAGACGATTTAAAAGAAAAAGGTATATTCTTTGAGAGAAGAAACAGGTCTAGTGTCGCACAATACATATTAGATGCTGTAAGAAACTGGGAGAATTTACGCAAAGGAAAAACATTATGGTATAAAGACATACTTAATATATACAAGCTAATGAATGTCAATGTGGGAGTTAAACACGGCTATAAAAATTTAAGACACGCAGAACAAAAAAAGGAGTATAATATAGAACAACTGAGGAAGGAATATGGATTAATGAGAAATGATGAATGGTATAAAGCGCTGGATAAAATAACACCTAAACTACGAATCTATATCCAAGCAGCACTGAGACGTGGTGCAAGACTATCTAAACCTAAGGTAAAACTGAGCACGGTTCACGGTGCTAAAGGCTCGGAGTGTGACAATGTTGTATTGTTCACGGATATGTCCAGAGAGGCAGAAGAACATTTCTATAAGAATTCAGATGACCAAACACGTGTTATGTATGTAGGTGCTACTAGAGCAAAAGATGCCTTACATATAATATCACCTCAAACAACAAGGGGGTTTCCTATATGAGCGTATCAGATAAAATAAACAAAGCCATAGACAAAGGTATGGTTACAGTTAATGAAAAAGAACCAGCAAGAAAGTATCTAGGGGCTAGTCTTCTTGGAAGGGCTTGTGGAAGACAGATACAATATATGTGGAAGAATGTTAGTCCAGATAAAGGAAGACATTTAGATGGTAAAATACTTCGTATATTTAGACTAGGAGATAAGTATGAAGATGCCGCGATAGAATGGTTTATAAAAGCAGGTTTTAAATTAAAGACAGAAGATAAAGACGGAAAACAAATAGGATTCACAGCTGTTGGTGATAAAGTAAAAGGACACATAGACGGAATATTAAAGGATGGTCCTACTGATATAAAGTATCCAAGAATTTGGGAATGTAAAAGTATGAACAATAAAAAATATTCTTACTTTCAACAATGTGGTGTGCAAAGTTCTCATCCACAATATTATTCACAAGTTCAAATCTATATGCACATGCTTGATATAAAAGATTACCCTGCTATACTAACAGGTATAAATAAGGAGAATGGGGACATGCATCATGAAGAAATAATATACAACGAACAACACGCACAATCTTTAATAGAGAAAGCAAAAGAAATAGTAAAGAGAACAGAAGAGCATAAATATATGCCTAGGTTTACAACCAACAATATGCATTTTGAATGTAAATATTGTTCTTGGCAGGACAGATGTTGGAGGACTAATGAATAATCCCTTGAATAAACAAATAGGAGGCAAACATTATAAAATATGGAAGAAACAACCTATTAAGTTTATAAGGGACAATAAACTTCCTTTTATATTCGGAGTAATGATTAAATATATTATGAGAATAGCAAGCAACACAACAGACACAGATAAAAAACTACAGGATTTAGATAAGATAATTCACTACGCAGAGATAGAAAAAGAAGAACTAGAGTGGGAATATGAGATGCATAAAAATTCTACTAATCTTCCGCATGATGGACAATTAGATGGCTCGAAAAAATAACCTTTATCAACCACCCTCAGAATGGGTGCCGCCGGAAAAGTTCCCTAATTTAAAAGAAGCAGAACTTATATCAGTAGATTTAGAAACAAGAGACCCTAATCTTATGAAAATGGGTCCAGGTTGGGCTAGAGGAGACGGTAATATTGTAGGTATAGCTGTAGCACACGGAGAGAAATCTTGGTATTTCCCGTTTAAACACGGTGGCGGATATAATCTAGATGAAGAAGTTGTAAAGAAATGGGCTAAAGATGTATTAGAAGACCCTAATATAGACAAAGTATTTCACAACGCTCCTTACGATGTAGGGTGGCTTCGTTGGTGGGGAATAAATGTTAAAGGAAAAATATATGACACAATGATTGCAGCGCCATTGGTAGATGAAAACAGATTCAGTTATACGTTAGATTCTTTAAGTAGGGATTTTTTAGACGAGAGAAAGAACGAAAAAGTTTTAAGAGAAGTAGCAGATGAGTGGGGTTTAGATCATAAAGCAGATATGTGGAAATTGCCTTCTCAATATGTTGGTGCTTACGCAGAACAAGATGCAAGACTTACTTTTAAGTTATGGCAACATATGCAAATAGAAATGAACAGGCAGGATCTATGGTCTATCTTTGATTTAGAAACCGAATTACAAAAGCTGTTAATAGATATGAGATGGAAAGGAGTAAGAGTAAATGTAGAAGGAGCAGAAAGTTTAAAAGAAGAATTAAAAGAAAAAGAAAAAATGGTTCAAAAAAAAATACAAATGGCCTCTGGGTTAGATGTGGAAATATGGGCAGCAGCCTCTGTGGCGAAAGCATTTGATAAACTAAAAATAGAATATAATAGAACCCCTACTGGTAAACCAAGTTTTACAAAGAACTTTTTACATAACCATCCACATCCGTTTGCCAAGCTCATTGTAGATTGCAGAGAGATTAATAAGGCACACACCACGTTTATTGATACAATTTTAAAACATAATCATAAAGGAAGAATACACGCAGAGATTCATCAACTAAGATCCGATATGGGTGGAACAGTAACCGGTAGACTTAGTTATTCTAACCCTAACCTACAGCAAGTTCCTTCAAGGAACAAGGATCTCGGACCACGGATCAGGAGTTTATTCATACCGGAAGAAGGATGTAAGTGGGCTAGTTTTGATTACTCTCAACAAGAACCACGGCTCGTGGTTCACTATGCTTCCCTATCCGGATTAGACGGAGTTGAAGAATTCGTGGATAATTATAAAAAAGAAACAGACTTTCATGACCTTGTAGCAAAGATGGCTAAAATACCAAGATCTACAGCTAAAACAATTAATCTAGGATTATTTTATGGTATGGGAAAAGGAAGGCTTATGGATGAGTTGAATCTTAACAAAGCAGAAGCTGAGGAACTGTTTGAACAATACCACAGCAGAGTTCCTTTTGTAAGACAACTGGCAACATCTGTTTCTAAAAAAGCATCAGATACAGGGGTTGTAAGAACACTGCTTGGAAGACGTTGTAGATTTCCACTA